TACAGCCTCATCATTTTTCTGCTCTCGGGTTTTCCCTATCCGGTCCAAGGCTTGAGTAACCTGAACTTCATGATTCAGTGCCAGCTCGTCTGCCTGCCCGTAGAGCCGCTTAGCTTCAGCCGTAAGATCCTGAAACTCTTTAAATGCAGCTGCTTTTGCATCACCAAACATGAACTTGGACTTCCAGTACATGAATGCACCGGTGGCCTCGTACATTGCGCCTGCAAATAGATTCACAATGATAGCAATACCCTTAAAGCCATCATTAAATAAGGCAAATATAACATCGGCGGCCTGTAGCGCTTTGGTTAGGCCATTGGTTTTATCTGTTGCGGTATCAATTCCGCTATTAAAATCAAAGATGGCTGAGAGCGCCGTATCCAGCACCTGGGTAGTAGTACCTAACATAGAACCAAGTGATACTACTAAGGACTTCAAAGTCTCATAAGCGGTACTTAATGCCTGCTTCAGTGCCTCAATTGTGGCTGGATCAATCTTCTGAAGCTGATCACCTACCCAGATAAAGCCTTCACCAATATCTTCAAGTATGGTTTCCACTACATCCATATTGTCAGCAAGAGTCACCAGCCATTGCGCTACTGTTGCTGATGCACCGTTTGCTTGATCCATGGTGCCAATCAAGATTTGCCACTGTGTGGCGATTCGCTGCAAAGCGTTACCAATGGTAGTTGGGAACTTGTTGTAATCAGCCTCAATTGCTGCTGATTGATCCTGTAGGGCCTTAATGACTTTCTCGGCTGATAGTTCACCGTTCTCAGCCATCTTACGCAGCTCATCGGTAGCAACACCTAATGACTGAGCTAATGCCTTAGAGATGCCTGGAGCTTGTTCCATGATCGAGTTGAATTCATCACCACGGAGTACGCCCGACTGTAACGCCTGGGTGAGCTGAACAATTGCAGCCTCTGATGCTTGGGCAGATCCACCGCCGGTCTGAATGGCCATGTTAATAGTTTTGGTCAGATCCAGACTTTGCTGCTGAGTAAGTCCAATCTGCTTACCCACATCATTCACTTTTGTGAATAAACCTGCAGTAGCATCAAGGCTAGTATTTGTCATCAGCGCAATTTGATGAACACCTGCCATGGCTTGCTGGAAATTACCACCATCATTGGTTGCGATGTTGATACGCGCTGACAGATTGGTGTATGAGTCGGCGGCTTGTGCGAGCTCACGTACACCTAACCCAATACCCAAAGCAGTGGCAGCTGCTGCAACAGCAGTTAGAGTGGTCTTCAAACCATTTAGACTTGTTGTTGCTTGATTTGTAAAGGTCTCTGTTTTACCTAAGTCAATGTTTGCACTTTTAAGATTTTCACCAAAGTATTTAACACTGCCAGCTGCGACCGCGGTTTTCTTACCAACATCATCTATGCCTTTTGCAGCCTCACTGGTTGAACCACGAACCTGATCCGCTTCTTTCTTAATGCTATCAAAAAGCTTTTGTGTGACTTCTTGCGACTGTTTTACAGCGGAAACTAAACCTTTGCTGTCGCCTTCCATTACTAATTTAAAGGTTAGATTTTTTCCGCTCATGCTTTTCTCCAAGCAATAAAAAACCCGCTCAACAGCGGGTTAAAGTTTAGGTAATAAAAAAGCACCCTAGGGTGCTTTGCTTATATTTTTACCAATGTGATTAATTTGCAAATTGGGCAAACCCCATTCCCTGATCTGCGCCAAATCATGTATATAATGCCGGGAATAATCATCCAGAACAAAAGAATAATCGTTATTAAGATATTCCCTTTTAGTTGTGGTTTCACAACATCGTTGCAAGTTAAGCATTTACATTTAGACATATCAAATCACTCAACGCGCACTACGGATGGTAACGACTTTGCCGTTCTCAATAATGATCGTATAAGTTTTACTACCATCTACGTAAGTTGCTTCACGTACTGGTGTCTCTTTGCCGCCTACATTCTTGGTGTAATCATAAACAGAATCAGGCTGACCAAGTTTTGCAGCCACGGCGCCATAAGCCTGACCTTTATTAACGCGCTCACCTTTAATTGTGGCGCCTGTTAAGTCAGTCGCATTGGCCAAACTAAAAGCAGCAAATAAAGCGGAGACAATGAGTAATTTTTTCATTATTAAATCCATAATTTAAGTTATAACTTGATCATAACTTTGGATTTAATATCTAACAACTTTTATGTGCTATTTGTCTTTTTCTAAATTCTTCATAAACTCTTCAAATGCCTTCTTGGCTGCATGCTGAGCTGTACGAACCGCAACGGCGTTATTTCTAATTTTCTGCTTTTCAGTCTTTTGAGCAGCTTTTAAATACTGTCTAAATGCGCCATAGGTCATCTGCATGATTTCAGTATTTGAGTGACCATTTGATATCAGCAACTGAAAAGCATCGAACCAGGATGATTTCTTCCGCGGATCCACACTGTCATCATGCCTCGGATCTGGTTCACTAAAGAATGCATCATTGATCTTGATTGCGGTATGAACTATCTCAAATGAACGACCACGTTCTTGAAACATAATACGTTCAATATCTTTAGCATCGCGATCCATGCTTAAGCTTACAAATGCTAGTGCATCATCTGTCTTATCCTGAAGCAATTTAGCGATATCATCTGGATGATTTTTTAAGAACTCTTTGATGCTCTGTGCGGGTCCAGACCACTTATCAAAGTTATGCATCTTCAACTGACTTACAGTGACTTTATTGTGATTTAGCTCTAATAAAATGCTGCGATCAGATGCAAGAAAAAAATCATTCATGATGGAATCTCATAAAGCAGGCACAAAAAAAGACGCATAGCGCCGTGGAGTTCTTTTGTGCCTGCGGGTTTTACGGTGCAACAACTGCAGGAATTTCTGTGAAATATCCATACAAGCCTAGTGCACCATCTTTGTCTTTACTTAGATCACCTAAAGCATCACCACTAATTTCATATGAGCCTTGCTCTTGGTGAATAAGCTCAAAGCTTGAGTCAGGTGATTTCACAGTACGATGGAGTTGCAAAAACACATTATCTTTGGTGATCTTGTTAATACCCTCAAAGTACAAGGCATATTCTTTACCAAAGTCAGAGGCAATTGTGGTATGCATCACCGCACCAGTGGTATAACCAACAGTAACTGCAGGTACGTCTTCCAAGAAGGTGATAGTGCCAAATACAGGATCAACCTTATATTTAGTATTAGCGATATCTGCACCAGGATCCGTACCGTCTTTCACAGTCACGGTTGTTAAATTGAAGCCATTAAGCTTAATTTTTTGACCTGCTTTTACTGCACCAAGTGATTGATCTTCAACTGTCTTAGTCGCCACTTCGACGTTTTTACCAGACAACACATAAGCCAGGTTATCTTCATCAACCTGTTCAATCGTACCGCTGAATGAAACACCGGTTGTGTTGTATAGCACCAAATCAACAGTGTCATCACCTGACATGGATTCAGTGTGCTCTTGCTTATCTGCGGTGATCTCTAGGGTGAAATCGGGAATATTCCCTAATTCACGCATTGCCCCGACGATACCATTCACAATTGGTGCAAGTGAGAATTTACCACGTAATGAAATATACTTTTTAGCCATTCGTTGCTACCTCTTTATTGGCCGTTTTGGATTTAGGCTCAGGTTTGACTACATCAATCACACCATCCGCAAGTAATTGACTAATTTTGTGTTGTGGTAAGTCACCCACAATGTCACCTTTTTTCCAGTGGCCTACTGGCTTTAAGGCTCGGTATTGTTTTTTCATAGTTTTCCTAATCAGGTTCGGTTTGAATAAATAGTTCGGACTCAAAAACAACCGTTGAGTAAACACAGCTTTGGGAAATATCTTCCTCTGTATTTACATAGATCAACGGTTCAGCACTTGAACTGGGTTCCCAGCCGCTTAGCTTTTTCATGATTCTAATTGTGAGATCGCCGGCAATATCAAATGCTTTAGAACCATCTGATACCTGTGAAGCTGCATGCTTGCAACATACCGTCACCTCCCATACAACCTTTAAGCAAAGTAAATTGCCTTTACCAGCAACCCCGGTAGCTCGAGTACGCCTGTAATTCACCTGAATGTTTGGTGTGACCTGTGAAAGCTCCGTGGTCTTACCAAGGTTTTTAGGTGTGTAGATTTTCTTTACACCCCACTCCCTCGCAAATTGTTCAAGGCGCTCCACAATTTCATCACGGACGGCGTAAAGGTTTTCATCACTCATTAAATTCGTCCTCGACAAGATTGAGTAACTCTTGTTCATCATCTACGGTTAAGCCCAGCCAAGCACGTGCAGGCATTTTGACTGTATAAGCCTTGATGTGTACGTCTTGTGCAAAATTGGAACGTGTCGCACGTACAAAGCGATTGCCAACCACACCTGTTCTAGCGTTTTGGCGAAAGTAGGCCTGGCTTGTACGTGCTTCATGTTTAATTTCACCACCAAAGTGATGAATAGCACCGTATTCAACGTTCGTACCCACTTCAAAACCATTACCGGTTGTGTTGTGTGTAACGGAATTCATTAAACGCGACGTATCACGAAGTGTGGTACCACCTTGACGCATGACGCGGACTGACAATGGCCATTGACCATTTAAGCCTTCACCACGTGACCAACGATCACGGATGTTGCCTACTAGGGTGACACCCAAGCGGTCATAAAGCCTTTGCTGACGTTTCTCAACATCAGCATATAAACTCAAGGCTTGTGCAACTGCAGACTCATCATCAGCACGAATTTCAATCATTGCACCCGACATGCATCACCTCACATGGTTGGCATTTTCCCAAGAATGTCGTCACCAAATACGCCACCAGTGTAGGTAGTTCCAATCGGTGCCGTAGCAGGTTTGTTTTTGGGCTTGTCATCAATGATTTCTTTACTTTGTTCATCCAGAATTTGCAAATCAGCTTTTTTGTCTTGCACACGTTTCAAGAAAGCAATGGCATCGTCATAAAGCTTGGTGATGTGTTCAAGTGGTTGTTCAGAGTAAAGACGATAGCGTGCAATATCACACGCTATACGCTTTAAATTCGATGGCACGTTTGCAAGCGGTAAGGTATAACGACTACCGATATAGCCGTTAATTTCTTCCTCTGCATCTTGTAGTGCAACTTCCACCACATCCACAGGTTCAGATTCTTCACCTTCTAACACTCCTTCAACATGCATCGACTTAAGATCATCGATAGGGCCCGCACCAAACCGTCTTTTTAGATCGTCTTCGGTTGCGTACATAGATCACCTACTTGGTTTCATCTGCAGGCTTTGGCTCTGCTTTAGGTTTCGCTGCAGGTTTCACCTTTTCAAGTTCAGCAACTTTCGCCTTAAGCTCAGCAACTTCTTGATCAACCCTCGCCTTGTCAGCAGTTGCTGTCTGATTGGCTTCAGTTAAGGTTTTATTTACTGCGATTAGCTCAGCATTGGCCTTTTCAAGCTCAGCCAAACGTGCAGCAGTATTGTCTACTTTTGGTTCTTCCGGCTCTTGATATTCTTCAATAGTCCCAGATGCTAAAAGGGCCTGAAGTTGTTTAGCTTCAAGCCCCTCTATTTCCTGACCTGGACGGAAGTGCCCGATCGATTGTTTTGCAATGTACTTTGGCATTTGATTCTCCTTATACGAATCCACGACCGCCGACTAAACCATTCTTATTGTTTGGAACAGCAAGTGGAGATGATTCAGCAAGCATCTGAATGCTCGAAGGGTTCTTTTCTTGCCATTGGCCCAAATAGAATTCCAGAGCTTGACCAAATGCCTCAACGTTTTGTAATGCACAATGTGCAATCCATCCATTCGCATCCGAAACAAGACCAAAAAAGTCTTCAGGAATAAAGCGATCAGAGGAACCACCCATATTGTGGCTCACATCATAAGTCCAGATTTCAATATTATCCACTGTGCCACGGAATTGAGGCTTTTCGGCTTGATCGAAAGTCGGAGTTAGTGGAACGCTAATACCGGCATACGGCGCAATAAATTTTTCTTTAAACTCTGGATCCTTGATTAAGGTGTTGTATACCTTAGAAGTGGTCAGAGCCATGATAGGTGATGTACCTGAATGCTCGATAGACAAGTCAATCATGGCCTGAATATCTTTTACTGGTGTTGCTCCAGCCTGTCCCCACTTGATTAATGGTGCGTAGTTACATGCTGGATTACGCTCATAATCCACTTCATACATAGGGAAATCTGCAGAAGCAAAAGTGGTTTTCCCGTAAAGAAGAACGTCACGCGCAATTAGTAGCTTCCGGTTTTCAATTGACTGACGCAGATACAATGCTTTTTGAGCTTGGTCGATCAGCAGTAGATCCGCATCAGATAAACGATTTGAACCGGTGGCAATTACGCCGAACTGACGTAAGCGTGCAATCAGCGCAGTGTTCTGCACTTCACTCGGCATCACCGTCATCATAGGTTTTAGGTAAGCCGGCTTCACAAATTTCACGTTACCAGATTCACCCACTTTGATCTGTCGACCAGCTGCAGTCGGAGTCACAAACGGTGCAAGTGGAGTTGCTGTATTTAGCTCACCTACTGGAACTTCTTTTTTAGTGTAGGACACACGTTGTGGGAAGAAGCGGTCCATTAACCAGGTATCTACCTTTTGGGTAGTATCGGTTAGTAGCACCAGCTGTGGTACATCCAGCAATTCAACCGGTGCATTTTGAAATGTAAAAGTTTGACTCATGTTTTAGTTCCCCACAACTTTACGAAGTTCGATTTTGTTAACCAATGCTTGTGCACGCACTGCATCATATTGAGCAGTAGTTAGTGGCGTTCCATTTACTGTGACTTCAGCAATATCAAATGAACCTTGCACGTAGATTGGCATTTCAAGATTATTTGCAGCATGGTAAGTAGATTGTTCTGCTGTAAAATCTGACACAGCAATTGCATTCCAATCACCAACGACACCTTCGGTAATCACTGGGTGATCAGCAAGATTATTGGTACCAACTTTCAGCAAATCCCCACGCTTGTACGCCGTAGCTGTTTTTACTTTGGCATTCTCAGTGCGAATACCGTCACCGACCACCAGCTGTTTATTTTCAATCGTGCCTGTTAATACTTGGCTCATGATTTAGCTCCTTGTTGCTGCGCTGCCATAAACTGATTAAATGCCTGATCCAGAGCTGAGCCTTGTGGAGCTTGGCCACCCTGCCCGGCGTTTGCCTGGTGACTAAACAAATGTGCAAATGCTGGATTTACACCTGGTGTTTGTTGCTGCTGTTGTCCAGCTGGTGGCTGTTGATTACCTGCTGAGAATTGACGAAGCTGCTTAACAGTAAATGCAAAAACTGAATCATCCATATTGGTATAAGCCGTTTTATCTTCAGCACTGAACTGTGTTTTCAGCTCAGTTTCTAAAGCTGCAATTTCATCAGCACGTTTTTGCGCTTTGAATTGCTTAAGTTCAGTCAAGGCATCATCACGCTCACGCTCTGCCTGCTCTTTGGCTTGTTGTGCTTTTTCTAATTCGGTCACGTCTGTGTCCTCTGGTTGATTAAATTGTTTTGGAGAGTGACTTGCTGCCACTGCGTTTGTATTGTCATCCGCACCCAAAGCACAGAAAGACACTTCACGAATACGCCCGCCACGGAATACAGTGATTGGGCCTTGATGCAATTTCCCATTTACAGTGACTGATGCACCTGCTTGAATTTCTTCAACTGCAGAGGGTTCAATGCGAACTGACATCTGCCATGGAAAGCCGTCATCGGAGTCTTGAGCAACCTGAGTACCAAATTCATTACTCATTAGATCGCCTGAAACTGTTAGACCGTTCTGGTGGTCAATACTAT